GGAGGAAGTACAGAGTTAACTCCTCCTGAATCTATTTTTATACCATTTGATGAATTACAAGAATCTGTAGTAGTTGGATGGATAAGTGGAAGTTTAGATATTGATAACTTACAAAGTGTCTTAATTGAATCAATAGACAATATAGAAAATCCAAAAATAGTACAGTCTATTCCACCTTGGATGTCAATGCCAAATATATAAAAATAATTATTACTAAAACAAAAACATATTATATTGGTTTATTGTTTAGAACTAAATTAATTAATCATTTTACTTTATAAAAAAAAATAATATTTTATTAATTATAAAATTAGTTAATAAAATATGAAAATTTTTGTGCAAATAGCCTCATATAGAGATCCCCTATTAGAATCCACAATTGAAAGTTTATTGTCAACTGCTAAACATCCAGAAAATCTTGTTTTAGGTATAGCAAGACAATTTCATCCAAACGATAATTTTGGTATTTTGGATAAATGGAAAGGTGATAATAGGTTTAAAATCTTAGACATACCATATAATGAAACAGAAGGTGTTTGTTGGGCAAGAAATTTAGTCCAACAATTATATGATGGTGAAGAATACACTATGCAGATTGATTCACATATGCGTTTTGAAAAAGATTGGGACATTAAGTTTATTGAGATGATAACAAATTTACAACAAGATGGTTATCCAAAGCCTTTATTAACTAGTTATGTTTCATCTTTTGACCCAGATGATGATCCAAATTTAAGAGCAAAAGACCCTTGGTTAATGACTTTTGATAGATTTATACCTGAAGGTGCTGTGTTTTTTATTCCATCTATTATTCCAAATTGGCAAGAATTAACAAGACCTGTACCATCAAGATATTATTCAGCACACTTCTGTTTCACAGTAGGTGAGTTTTCAATAGAAGTACAACATAATCCAGAATATTACTTTCATGGTGAAGAAATATCAATTGCAGCAAGAGCATATACATATGGTTATGATTTATTTCATGCACACATACCCTTAGTTTATCATGAATATACAAGAAAAAATAGAACAAAACAATGGGATGATGATTCAACTTGGTCAGAAAAGAATAAAAAATCACATTTAATAAATAGGCAATTATTTGGAATGGATGATTTACCTCAAGAAGGTCATGATGGTATATATGGTTTTGGATCAGTTAGAACATTACGTGATTATGAAAAATATGCAGGTATTTTATTTTCAAAAAGAGCTATTCAAAAAGAAACATTGGATAACAAATATCCCCCTAATACATACAATTATGAAACAGAGGAAGACTGGTTAAATTCTTTTTCAAGAGTATTTAAACATTGTATAGATGTCTCTTTTTCATCTGTCCCTGAAAGAGATTATGATTTTTGGGTTGTTGCTTTCCATGATGAGAATAATGAAACAATTCATAGGGCTGATGCAGATGCCAATGAGGTTAGTAGAATGCTAAATGACCCTGATGGGTATTGTAAACTATGGAGAGAATTTAATGCAACTAGCCAACCAAAGCATTGGGTTGTTTGGCCTCATAGCACCTCAAAAGGTTGGTGTGAAAGATTAACTGGTGAATTATAAAATAGTAAAAACAAGAAGGTAATCAAACAAAACATTTTGATGAGATATTTTCTTAGTATCAAACTTTTAAATAAAAAAAATATTTAATATGAATTTATATAACACAGATAAATATTCACATGGTTTCATAGAAATATATGAGCCTTATTTTAATCAGATGAAAGATGTTAAAAATGTATTGGAAATTGGTGTATATTATGGAGATAGTTTAAACTATTTTTCAAATTATTTCAAAGATGCAAACATTTATGGTATTGACATAATTGATAAAACTCAATATGATTCAGATAAAATAAAAACATTTATGTTGAATCAAGAGAATAGAGATGATATAAGCACCTTTTTATCAAAAAACAATATTGAATATGACATTATTTTAGATGATGGTGGTCATACTATGAGGCAACAACAAATATCATTTGGAATGTTCTTCAAAAATGTAAAAAGTGGTGGCTTATACATATTAGAAGATTTACACACATCTAGGCTTGATAATTTTGGTACAATATTTAAAACAGATTTGATAACAAGTCTTGATATGTTGTATAATTTAAAATATACAAATAATCTGGTTTCAAACCATATCACAGATGATGAAAAAAGATATATTGAAGAAAATGTTGAATCCATTTTTATTTGGTCAGTAAATGATCAGTATAATCAAAGCGTAACTGCAATAATTAAAAAGAAATAAGAAATGAAAAATTTTGACATAGGTATCACAACATTTTCATTAAGATATGATTTTGTTGAAAACTTGGTAAAACAAATAAGAAATTATAGTAATAATAATATTCTATTAACAATTAATGGTGAATATGGTGAAGCATTTGATGAAGAATATAGAAAAAGAATATTGAAATTATGTTTAGAACATAATAATATATTTCCAATATTTTTCACAGAAATGAGAGGGTTATCAAAAATGTGGAATTCTTTGGTTATCCATGCAACAAATAAAGATATTCTAATATTAAATGATGATATTAGCATTGAAAGTTCAAACATATTTGATGTTGTTTTGAGCCACATTAATTCAGATGAATATAACGGATTAAGCATTATAAATGATACGTTTTCTTTTTTTGTCACAAATAAAGATTATGTTGATGATTTGGGTTATTTTGATGAGCGTTTATTGGGTTTTGGTGAAGAGGATGGAGATATTATGTATAGAATTAGGAAAAAACATAATAAGCAAGTTGATAGATTATATTGTGGTGATTTGACAAATATCATATCTGATGTAAGGCATACAAAAGTTAAGAATGGAATTGGTAAATATTCTTTATTTAATAGAGAGTACATTTTTAATGAGAAATATAAATGCTATGGTGATATATATTACTTCCCAAATGGGATTGAATGCGATCAACTTTTTGACGATATTAAATTATATCCAGCAGAAGAGTATTTTAATAAAAATAAAAATAAATTATAATGAAAGAGATTAATATAAACTCATCTACGGTTTTTTATACAGATAAATTTAATGGCACAGATTTGGATCATTACTATAATTATATTTTACAAAACATAATTAAAGTATTAAAATCAAAAAAAAATGCAATAAATGTAAATTTCACTGGAGAAAATATAAGTTGTGACTTGAATTTGTGGTTTAATTATGAGCATACAATCATTAAAGAAGGTGATAAGTTGATTCCAAGGATAGCATATTACGATTTATTAAATAGAATGGATTTTATATTTGAATATTCAAATACCAATATTGAACATCTAAAACATTTCCCAGAATACAATGATTTTTCAAAAAAACTAATTTATACCCCCCCTTTATATGAGTTAAATTCATTTAATCTTGAACATAGAGAAAAACTAATTACAACCATTCATAATCCATCCCTTAGGAGAACAAAGTTTTTTAATTTGAATTATGATAACATATATGGTGTTTTTGATATTTCAAAAATATATAATATAACAAAAGATTATAAAATATTATTAAATATTCACCAGACAAATCAGCATTTAACCTTAGAAGAGATAAGAATTGTTCCTCTATTATTTTCAAATATTTTAATTGTTAGCGAAAAATCCCCGTACATTGAAACATTGCCGTATTATAAACATATTGTTTGGGTTGAGTATGATGAGATTGAGGATAAGATAAAAGATATTGAAAATAATTATAAAAGTTATATTGATTTTTATCATAAGGACATAAATGAAACATTTAAATTTATGTCTAATGATATAAACCAAAAATTTGAAAAAAAATTGATACATTATGATAAGAATCAAATTTGAATGCTGGTGGACAAATCCTACTTCCATAAATAATAGGATTATTAAGCAATTTGTTAATGGGGATGATATGGATAATTATGTTTTTGTTGATTCAAATCCTGATTATACAATTATATTAGGAAGGACAGATTTTGAAAACCTTGAAACAAAAAAGGAAAACACAATATATATATCACAAGAACCTTTATGGTCTCCCAATGAACCAAAAGATAATTTACATAAATTTTGCAATAAGATATTGATTGCAGACAAATCACATTATCCAGATTATCCTGAATATATTGAAACTTTATTACCAATGTTATATGCTGGTAGGGGGGAGAATGATTATAGGGAAGAGTGGGATTGGAATTATAATTTAATTAATAAAAGATATAATAAGAGTAAAATAATATCTGGAATTGTTAGAAAGGATTATGGTGGGCATTATCATTCATTAAACATTCCTGGTAAATCTGAAGTTAATTATGAATATAGAACAAAATTAATGGAAAAATTATCCCATAATGAGATTATTGATATTTTTGGAACACATTGGGAAGCCAATAATTCAAACATAAAAGGTGAAATATGGAATAAACATGCTGGGTTGGATGATTATAGATTTTCATTTGGGTTTGAGAATAGTATTCAAAAAAATTATATAAGTGAGAAATTTTGGGATATAATTTTAACAGACACCATTCCAATATATCTTGGATGTTCCAACATATTAGATTATGTTCCAAGCAATAGTTTTCATTATCTTAATAATTTAAATGATATGGATATTTTAAATAAAGTTGAATTTATAATTGACAATTATGATTATTTATATAATATGAATAAGGATTCAATTATTAATTTAAAAAATGAATTTTATAAGAATCCAAAATTTAATTTATGGGAGAGAGTTAAAAAAGAAATAAGATATGTATAGTTTATCATTAAATATGAAATTTTGGGATGATGGGCAACCCAATTCAAGTAGGGTGAGGAATGTTAATTTTTCATGGAATCAATTAAAAAAGTTAACAACATTTTTGAAGCAAAATGAAATAATATGTGATGCTTTCTTATATGATTTTTCCCCCACCAAAATAATAGAAGATGCAATTCATATTCCATATCCAATGGGTGTATATAACAAAGCAGAGAAAACAAACATAATATTAAATAAGCAAGATAATTTTGATTTTATGATGATGGTTGATTGTGATGCTTTTTTTGATATAAGTGATTATCATTTATTTTTGGATGTAATAAAAGAATTAAATCCTGGTGATGTTATTGCCTTTGATTTGGCAAAATTAAATGATAATTTGAATGATTATATTGATAATGATGTTTTTATTAGAGGTAATGCAGATTGGTCATATGCCTATTCTGGACATAGAGAAAACGGTCCATTGCATCATCACATGGGTTCATTAGGTGGTGTTTACATTTCATATGCAAAATTGTTATTGGACTTGGGTGGATTTGATGAAAAATATAAAGGTTGGGGTGGTGAAGATGGGGATATGATGGGAAGAATTTTGTCATCACAAATGAATCATAAAATAAAATCAATAAGGAATTTTTCACCATTTCATCTTCCCCATTTCTCTGATTGGGGGAATATAAACTATTCAAAAAGATTTGTAGATTAATATGAAAGTAAAATTTATAACAGCCATATATGGCAATTTATATGGGACAACATTTGGTGGAAGACCAAGTAGGGGAGGGCATTATAGGTACAGTTTATTGTCCATTTTAAAAATAAAAAATGCAGATTTCTTATGTTATACTTCACAAAGTGAAATTGAATCATTAATGACTTTTTTTTATGATGAACACCAAGTATCAAGAGAAAAATTAATTTTTAAGGTTTTTGATTTAAATGAAACAAAATTTAAATTATTGATAGATGAACATAAAAACATTGAAGAAACAATGAAGTCAGATAGATGTATTGAAATACAATATAGTAAATTTCATTGGTGGTGGAATGAAGATATGTCCTATGATTATTATTATTGGATTGATGCTGGTTTATCTCATTGTGGGTTAATTCCAGACAAATATCTTACAACTACTCATTCTACGCAAAGATATTATGAAAGTTCATTATTTAATGATGATTTTTTAAATAATTTGATAGATTTTTGTGGGGATAAATTTATGTTTATTGGTAAAGATAATACAGGTGGAAATTATTGGTCAGGTAGTGTGAATCCCAAATGGTATAAAGAATATAATAATAGCACACATATTATTGGAGGTTTATTTGGTGGGCATAAAAATATATGGAAAAATATTGTTGAAATATTTGAAAATTATGTTAAAACAATAATTGAGACTGACAAATCTATTTATATGGAAGAAGTCATAATGAGTTTAATGTATGTTAACCATAATGAACTATTCACTATTAAAAAATTTGACACTTGGTGGCATAGTAATAACACCCCATTAGGTGTGGCAGATGATTTTCTTACTTTAAATAAAAGTTTTTATAAAATTTTTGAAGAATTAAATAAAATTTATGAATAAATTAACATTAGTAACTGGTCTTTGGGATATAAAAAGAGATGAGTTAGGTGATGGCTGGAATAGGTCATACAATCATTATTTAGATAAATTAAACCAATTATTAGATATTGAGAATAATCTAATTATATTTGGGGATATTCAGTTAAAAGAATTTGTTTTCAAAAAAAGAGATGAAAAAAATACTTTATTTATTGAAAGGAATTTAGATTGGTTCAAGCATAATGATTATTTTAGTTTAATTCAAAAAGTAAGGACAAACCCAAAATGGTATCAGCAAGTTGGCTGGTTGGAAGAATCAACACAAGCAAAATTAGAGTACTATAACCCCTTAGTTATGTCCAAAATGTTTTTGTTACATGATGCAAAGATTATGGATCCATTTGATTCAGAATATATGTTTTGGATTGATGCTGGGCTAACCAATACAGTTCATCCAGGATATTTCACCCATGATAAAGTTTTTAATAACTTACCAAAATACATATCAAAATTTAGTTTTGTTTGTTTTCCCTATGAAACAACCACAGAAATACATGGTTTTGAATACGACAAAATGGTTTCATTTGCTGGTACTGATGTAAATAAAGTGGCTAGAGGTGGGTTTTTTGGCGGACCAAAAGAAACAATAAAGGATTTAAATGGAATTTATTATAATTTATTACTATCCACATTAAATGAAGGTTATATGGGTACAGAAGAATCCATATTTAGTATTATGTGTTATAAACATTCTGATTTAATAAATTATTTTGAAATTGATGGTAATGGTTTGTTTGGCAAGTTTTTTGAAGATTTAAAAGATGATAAGTTAATTATAAAATCTGAAAATACTGAAATATTCCAATCAACTTTAGACACTTCGAAGGTAGGTTTATATGTCATAACATTCAACTCACCTAAACAATTTGAAACATTGGTAAAATCAATGTTAGATTATGATTCTAATTTTATAAGCAAAACAAAAAAATATTTATTAGATAATTCAACAGATTTAACAACTACACCAAGATATGTTGAATTATGTGAGTTATATGGTTTTGAACATATAAAGAAAGATAATATTGGTATTTCTGGTGGGAGGCAGTTTATTGCAGAACATTTTAATAAAACTGATTTAGATATTATGATTTTTTCAGAAGATGATATGTTCTTTCAAGCAAACAAAAATGATAAGTGTTTAAATGGTTTTAATAGATATAGTGAAAATTTATTTAATAATTGTTTAAATATTTTAAGAAAAGAAAACTATGATTTTTTAAAAATAAATTTCACAGAATTCTATGGTGATAACTCAACAGAATGGGCTTGGTATAATGTTCCACAAGAATTTAGAGTAAAAAATTGGCCTGAAAAACCAAACTTACCAGTTCAAGGGTTGGACCCTAATGCACCAAAAACTATATTCAAGAATATAAAATCAATGAATGGTTTACCTTATGCAGATGGGGAAATATATTACTGTAATTGGACTCAATTTGTAACAAAAGAAGGTAACAAGAAGATGTTTATTGATACAATTTTTGCAAGTCCATTTGAAAGCACTCTAATGAGTTTTATGTTTCAAGAAACAAAAAAAGGCGTTATTAATCCTGGTATATTGTTGTTAACACCAATTGAACACAATAGATTTGACCATTATAGTGCAGAATTAAGAAAAGAATTTTAACTTTAATATTTAAATTACCCAATAAACATATTACTTTTAAATAAAAAAAATGAAAATTTTTGTACAAATTGCAAGTTACCGAGATCCTGAATTAGTTAATACTATTGAAGATATGTTGGCTAAAGCCAAAAAACCAAAAAATTTAGTATTAGCAATTGCTAGACAATATGCTGATGAAGATGGGTTTGATAATTTAGATAAATGGAGGAAAGATAAAAGGTTTAAAATTTTAGATATATCATACAAGGAATCTAATGGTGCTTGTTGGGCAAGAAACTTAGTTCAGCAATTATATGATAATGAAGAATACACATTACAAATAGATTCACATATGAGGTTTAATCAAGATTGGGATGATACTTTGATTAAAATGCTAAAAGATTTACAAAAAAAAGGACATAAAAAACCCTTATTGACATCATATGCTTGTTCATTTGAACCAACTAATGACCCTGGTGGCAGAGTTCAAGAGCCTTGGCGAATGGTATTTGATAGGTTTGCGCCAGAAGGTAATGTGTTTTTTATGCCTGAAACTATACCAAATTGGCAAAGTTTAACTGCACCAATACGAGCAAGATTTTATTCCGCACATTACTGTTTTACATTAGGCGAGTTTAGCAAAGAAGTGCAACATAACCCTGAATTTTATTTTCATGGCGAGGAAATATCAATAGGTGTTAGAGCATTTACACACGGTTATGATTTGTTCCATCCTCATTTCCCTATTATTTATCATGAATATACAAGGAAAGGTAAAACAAAACAATGGGATGACGATAAGACTTGGGGGGGTAAAAATGAGAGAGCCCACTTTTTAAATAAGAGATTATTTGGTGTTGATGGTGTCACACAAGAAGGGCATGATGGTTTATATGGATTTGGCACAGTTAGAACATTAAGAGATTATGAAAAATATGCTGGTATTTTATTCTCTAAAAGATCAGTACAACAACAAACTATTGACAAATTAGACCCCCCAGTTACTAGTGCTTATAATACAGATGAAGAATGGCTAGATAGTTTTTCAATTATATTTAGACATTGTATAGACATTGGATATACCTCTGTACCTGAAACAGATTATGAATATTGGGTTGTTGCTTTCCATGACGAGAATGATGAAACATTATTTAGGAAAGATGCTGATAAAAATGAAATTAATTCTATGATGAATGACCCTGATGGTTATTGTAAAATATGGAGAGATTTCCAGACAACAAAACAACCTAAATATTGGGTTGTTTGGCCATACTCTACATCAAAAGGCTGGTGTGAAAGATTAACCGGAGAATTAAATATAGGTTAATATATGGTAACTTGGAATGGTATTAAACTTGCGGATAAAGGGTTTTTAATTAATTTAGAAGAAAGGGAAGATAGATTAAAAGAGTCTTTATCTGAATTAAAATCAAACAATATTGTTGGCGTTGAAAAATTCAATGCTATCAAAATAATTGAAGATAGTGATAATGGTTGGGTAATAAGAGGTTGCACTCATAGTCATATGGAGATTTTAAAATCTCAAGTAGAAAATAAGTGGGACAAGGTTATTATTTTTGAGGATGATTTTTTTTTAGATATATGTGATATAGAGGTTAAGGCAATGTCTAATGATATGATTACAAGAATATATAATACAGATTTTGATTTATTTTTTTTAGGGGCTTGTTTGTTAGAACCATCTAATTTTGTGAATAATTATTTAATAAAACCAAATAATTTTGTACAAACAACAACATATCTATCATCTTTAAAGTTTGCTAACTATGTTGTTGACAATTTTAATTACTTGGATAAAGAACTTGTAACATATGGTGAACAAATTGATAGTTACTATAGTACATTAGCAACCAAAACTCATTGGAGAATTAACACCTCAATGAAGGGTGTTAAGGAGATTATAGAACATGATTTGAAAATTTATTTTCATAAACCAATATTATTTAATCAGAGAGAATCATATTCTAACATAACAAATACTAATTCTTCTTATGCAAGAGAAAACAATAAACATAATTTATATTACTACCCAAAATAATAAATAAAATTTAATTCAATGAAAATAAAAAATTTACAGCCAATTAATTTAATTTGGCAAACATTTAATGGTGATCAAACAAATTTTGAGTTTGAATATACTACAGAAGTTTTATTTAAAGACATACCCCAAAATAGAGTATTTGATGATGGGCAGCTATCAACTATTTTAGACAATTCTATAATAATCTACTCAAATAATTCAAATAAAATATCTGAAGACTTTGAAAACTATTTAGATAAATTTGTTAACCTTGGTTATACTTTTTATTTACTACATTTTTCTAATGAAGATTTAAATCATAACTGTAATTATTATTTAAAGGCTAAACATGTTTTTAGAAACTATTATGATTCAAACATTACCTCTAAAAATGTAACATTTATTCCTTTAGGTGTTAAATCAGGATTCATTAATAAGAATGAAAATCATTTAGAAAAAAAAGAATATGAATTTGCATTTATTGGGCAACCAAAAAGTGATAGAGAAGAGTTGTTATCCATTGTAGAAAATATGGAAAATGTTTTTGTACATAAAACAAATTCTTGGAATTGTACAACATCATTGACTCAAGATGAATGTATATTAATTTACAATAAAACAAAATTTACTCCTTGCCCTATGGGTTGGATTCATCCAGATTCATTTAGAATAATGGAATGTTTAGAATCTAACTCAATACCTATATTAAAAAATTATAATAATTTAGATTATTTTACAAAAATTTGGGGGGATTCTCCAATTCCTAAAATTAATTCATGGAATGAAATTTTTAAATTTTATAAGATGAGCAATGAGAAGTACAATGAATTGTTTAATGAAGTATTTAGTTGGTATTCTACCTTTAAAAAAGGTTTAAATTCTAATATTAAAAACACTTTAAATTATGAATAACCCAAATAGTTATTTTGATACTTGGAGAGATTTCCAGACAACAAAGCAGCCTAAATATTGGGTTGTTTGGCCATATTCAGCATCAAAAGGCTGGTGTGAAAGATTAACAGGAGAATTAAATATAGGTTAATAAATGAGAAATATAAGAACAGACAAAATTTCACATGGGTATTTGCAAGTATATGACCCATTATTTATGAGTTTGGATTCTATTTCTAATGTATTGGAAATTGGGGTTTATAATGGGGATAGTCTTAGGTTGTTACAGAATTATTTCCCCAACTCCAATATATACGGATTTGATTTAACTCCACCAAGAGACCATCATTATAATGATAGGTTTAAAGTTTTGCTTGGAAAT